AGAGCGGTACTCCTCGCTGTCGAGGAACTTGCCGACCTTGCGCTCTTCCTTGAGCGAAAGACCGCGTGCCTGCGCCATGCTCGACTTCTGCGCCTCGCGCTGCGAGTTCGCGCGCGACTGCACATCGAGGAGGTTGTAGTGCTGATCGCGCATCGCGATGAGGTCGGTGAGACGAGCGTTGTTCTGCTCGTACTGCATCTTGTCCTCGCCGCTCATGGGCTTGCCTTCGCCCTGCGCCTTCTCGACTGCAGACTTCATTCGCTCGTAGAGCGAGCCGATCTCTTCGGTGATCTCACGGATGGTCATTGTGGTTCCTTCGTTCTTGTAGCAGTCGGAGACTGCGTGTTGCGTTCGTACTTGATGCCCGATCAATCCTCAACGATGCTGACGGAGCCGCCAGTCATCGTGCGAAGAGTCAGACCAGTTGCGTGCAGGCGGCTCGTCAAGAACGCGGCTGCGCGCATCGATGCTGTCACCAGCACCTGATTGTTCTGCATGAGGCTTTCCGTGTCAACGGACACCACCAGCGGCTGCTCCGCGAGAATGATCTGCGTGGGATCGACGCACACGACATGGAGTTGCCCGACATCCGTTGCGGCATTCGCGAGCAGCCCCTTGCAGGTGCAGACGGGAATGCCTGCGAAGGACACCATGCCCTCATCGCTATCGAAGAGCGAGGCGAGGTTTCCCGTGACTGTGGTGCGCAGCCACTCGCTGACCGTGTCGCCACTCATCAGCATGATGACCCGCTTGCGCTGCTCCTGCGTGAACCGACTGCCCGCCGCAAGCCCGTTGAGCGCACCTGATGACCCGTAGGCAAGCGACAGGAGCGCCTGCTGTGTCGGAACGCCGTTGGTGATGCCGCCCGTGGCAACATTGTCGCGGTATGTGCCCGAAGCCGTGTCGAAGGACGCCGCCTCGACAGCGTCGATGCACGCGATGGAGATCGCCTCAAGGACTTCGTCTGCAAGCGCCTTCGCCACGACCTCGAGCGCGTCGCTGTCTCCAATCAACTCAAGCGAGATCTTCTGCAGCGCGCGGAAGGTCGAGAGGTCCTTGTTTGAGAGATCGACCTTCATGTCCGTCTCGGCGACCGTCGCGCCTTCGGCACCAACGGCTGCTGGGCTGTAGGTCGTGATGGATCGCAAGTTGAACGCGCTTGCTGCGGGAACGCGCGACACCTTCGACAGAAGGTAGTGGTCGTGCATCTTTCCGTAGACAGCCTTGCTGAAGGTCTCTGCGACCTTGCCCGTCCATGTGGTGCCGTCTGTAGTTCCTGATGGGAGTGAGTCGGTATTCAGCGGCATTCGATTGTCCTCATGCAAGGACCGCGAGAGGCGGCGGCGGGAGAAGCGGGATGAAGGAGAGTCGGGCTGCAGCCGCGAGTTCGCGGTCGCGCATACTCAAGGTTGCGGACGGGTTCGCGGGGAAAGCGACCAGCGACACCTCGAAGAGATCGACATCGAGGATGCGCCGATGCACTTCACCGTTCCTGTTCTCGTACTTCTGATCCGCAACGCGGAACCCGAAGGACATCGAGTCGATGGTGCCGCTTCGGACGAGAGTGAACGCATCGCGGCTCTCCTGCGTGTCAACAGGAGTGATCTCGACGCGCAGCCCTCGCTCATCGGTCGAAAGGCGCAGAGTCCCGTTCTTCGTGCGTGCGATGACTCGACTCATGTCGTGACCGATGAGTGCGAACACATCAGGCTGCTCGACCAGCGTGCGAGTGAACGCCCTGCGGTCGATTGTCTCCTGCACGATATCGACGGGATACGGCTGGTCGAAGGTCGCAGCGTATCCGACGAGCGCATCGGGTAGACCTTCGCCGCGCGTCTCGATTGAGAGCGTGAGTGGGGCTGTGCGTGTCTCGATCATGCAGGCACTCTATCGGCGGGCGAACTGCATTGCATCATCCCTCACCACGGGCGCGCTTGATCTGCTCCCACTTCGCATTCGCCCATGACTTGCCGCTGTCGCCTCCCCACAGCAGCCATGCGATGAGTCCTGCGGACGGGTATCCGTCCTCTCCGCTGTTGAAGCCCTTGCCCTTCTTGTCGACTTCGTGCCGAGCGAAGTAGGACACCATGCGCCCGACCGTGTCGGGCGACAGCGTTGCCTTGTTCGCGATGTCCCGCGCCCGTGCAACACCGACAGGCGTGCCGCCGCGCTTGAACTCCTTGCGAAGGTCTAGACCGCGTTGCGCGTTGCGCGCCATTGCATCGGTCGGCTTGAGGTCGATGTCCTCAACCGCCTGCTCGCGCTTCTCGTCAGGCACGGCATCGGGATCGGTGAACGGAACCTTGCTGCCTTGATCGGGCGCGAGGTTCTCGCCTCCGAAGGCGTTGCTGGTCGGCACCATGTTCGATGGCTGGAGGTAGATGTCGCCTTCTTCGCCAAGGCTCGGGCGGTTCATGTCCGCGCGAATCTCGTTGACCGACATGAAACCGAACTGCCTTGCAATCGAGTAGGCGCGGTAGCGGGTCATCAGGTCAGCACGGAGCATCGTGTCGAAACTGATCTCCGTGATGACTTGCTCGTCGCGCCTGATGAGTTTGCGCTGCGCTTCAGACTCAAGTCGTGCAGCCCATGAGGAGAGGCAGTTCGTGACCCACTCGCGGTTTGCCTGCTCCGCGCTTGCATACGACTGCTTGTCTCCTACGCCGATCACGCTCGGCGGCACTCGATACATCGCGCAGATCTCCTCGCGCTGAAAGGCACGCCCCTCAAGCCATTGCGAGTCCTGCGGCGACAGACTGATCTGCTGGTACTTCAGCCCGTTCTCAAGCACGGCAATGGCGCCCGCGCTCTGCACGCCTCGCATCCTTGCCTCCCATGACTCGCGCATTCGCTGGATTGCTTCGGGCGAGAGTTGGTTCTCCGTCGAGAGGATGCCGCTAGGTCGCGATGCGTTGCGCCAGTACGAGGCACCGAAGGCTTCGGCTGCGAGGGAAAGACCGATTGCCTGCCGCGCCATCGAGATGGGCGAGTACCCAAGCAGCCCATCGGGAGACAACCACATCAGGTGGAAGATGTCGAAGGACGAGAACACAGCCCGCCCACGCTCGTCGGTTCCTCCGCTGTAGATGTACACCACCTCGCCTGTCGGGAGTTTGGTGACATTCATGCAGTCGGGACGCAGGAAGTACAGCCCCGTGGGTCGACCGTCAGACCCGCGCTCGATGTAGGAGAAGCCGTTGCCCGTGAGGCACGCGCTGGTCAGCATCAACTCGCGCCATGTCAGCGCGGACATCTCTGGGTTCGCCTCATGGCGAAGCACTCGATGCACGGGATGCGCCTTCAGCAGAGTTCGACCGCTGTCGTTCTCTGCGAACACACTCCAAGGCAACTTCGCGAGTTCGGTCGCGATTGCCTGCACGCACGCATTGACCGTGATGCACGACAGCGCAGCGAGAGGCGTGATGTGCTGACCCGTGTCCGACACCGTGCCCGTGTAGACCTGCACACCGCTCGAGGGCGGCTGACCAGCGGGCTGCGTCGACTTGAACGCACGGAGGATGAGGTCAGTCAGAGCCATATCAGTCCACGCTCCTCGTACACGCTCGCGGCCTGCCTTTCATCGTGAAGGCTTGCAGCGACCGCGATGATCGAAGCCACCACGGGGTCGATGCGTTCAACCGATCTGCGCTTTGACGGGCGAGGGTTCTCGCTTGCATCGCGCTCGATGACCGTGTTGGACATCGCCCACGATAGCACGGGGTTGCCGTCGTGACTCAACTTCTTCCCACTGATCGCACGCTCCCACATCCTCGTAGGCGTTGAGAGGTTGAGGAACGACTGCGGGACACGCACGACATTCAGACCCTTCGACTCAAGTTCATGCGCGAGGTTCTGCGCGTTGTATGGGTCATACCCGATGATGCGCGGACGGAACCTCTGCGCGAGCTCATCGATCTGCTTGAGGATGTACGAGTAGTCGGTCGTATCTCCGCCAGTGATGGTCAGCCAACCTCTGCGCGACCATTCGAGGTAAGGCACGCCATCGCGCCTCGCGCGAATCTGCGCGCCCACTTCAGGCGCGAACGACCAGCAGCGAACGATGAGCCTGTCTCCATCGACCCACACGACCGACACGCATGAGAGGTCGGTTGTCTGCGCGAGGTCGATGCCCATGTAGCACGGCAGACCTCGCAGCCTGTCGAGGTCGATCTCCTCCATGCAGCCTTCCCATTCGCTCATCCTGATCCAACGCTCCGCAGCCGTGATGTGCTGACAGAGGTAGTAGGTACGGAATGGCGACTCGTAGGACGGTTGATCGTGCGCGCGCTTCGCCTCCTGCTCGTACCACTCGACCTTCGTGGTGTAGCCCAGCGACGGGTTCGCCTGTCGCCATGTCTCTTCCTTGTCCCACGGTGCCTCTGCATCGGCGTAGTGAAGGCATGGGAGGAAGGATGGATTCGAGATCGTCTGCTCGCACACTCGCTGCCCATAGGTGAACAGGTCATGCTCCAGCGACTCGCGAAGCACGCCCGCAGTCGTGATCGACACCATGAGCGGCTGCTGACGCGCGCCCATCGCGGTCATCACTGCCTCCCACAGTTCGCGACGGTTCTCCATCGCGTGAACCTCGTCCGCGATTGCCGCACTCACATGAAGGCCGTGGGCTGAAGGCGCATCGGCAGACAGGACCTTGTACACGCCGTAGGACTGCGGGGCGACCAGTCTGCCTTGATACTGCTCGGTGCGCTGCGCGATGAGTGGCTCTGCAAGTGCCATGCGCGATGCGCGAGTGAGACACAGTTTCGCTTGCGAGCGGTCGCGGGCGATGCCCACGACTTCGGGCGTGGGCTCATCGTCGGCGAGCAAGTGATACAGCGCGAGCGCAGCCGCGAGTTCGGTCTTGCCTGCCTTGCGCGGGATGAGGATGTGCGCCTGCCTGTACCGCCTCGTCCCATCGGGACGCTTCCACCCGTACAGGTTGCCTACGAGTGCGCGCTGCCAAGGCAGCAACACGAACGGCTTGCCTGCCCATGCGCCTTCGGTGTATCGGCACAGGCGCTCGATGAACTCGATGGCGTGCCGCGCAGAGTCAGCGCACCACACGGTCGAGCCTGCGGTCGCCATCGCATCGTATCTAGGCAGGAGGTTGAAGGCGCGAGCCGACCACTCATCCCGCTTTGTACTTGCGCGAGAAGAGGGCTTCCGTTTGGGCTTGGGCATCGTCGTTACTCAGCCTTGCTCTTGCCGAAGGGGTCAGACCG